TTATCAAGATACCATCTTGCTTTCTTAGCATCTTGTAGTGGGTCACCTTTAGTAAATAATCTAGTGCTTAGATACTTAATGATATTACCTTGACAGTAACTCACTGCCTCCCACTCACCTAAGACATCAACTATATAGTCTATAGTTTCTATCTTACCTTTGTTATAATGTGGTGGGTTGTTTACCATATCTACTTTGGTGTCCATAGTTTTACTTCTCCTGTTTCTCTGTTATATTCTCCATCACGTAGGATACGTGCTAGTCTTGCATTCTCTAAAGCTACTTCTTCTGATAGTCCTTGAGTATTGAACGTATTGACAACAGTCTCCCACGTACAATTCCCCTCAAGAATCTTTTGAGCTTTAACAGCACCCACACTAGGACACCCTTTGTAATTATCAGTAGTGTCTCCCACAAGTGTTTGATAGTAGAACTGGTAGTCAGCTTCTTCTTCAGTAATAGTAACCACTTCTCCATTAATCCAATGCTTTGCAGGTATAGTGAGTAAGTCTTTATCTGCAGACCATATAATATTTCTTTCGCTTTGGCTACCAAGTATACCCAGTACGTCATCAGCTTCTAGTCCTTTCCATATTTCAACGTTGTATTCTTGATTCATATATTCTTTAGCCCAGTTAAGTAACATAGGCTTACGTACTTCTTTACGATTTAGTTTGTAGTAAGGAGCAATGTCCTTACGATAGTTAGTCTTGTCTGTGAAAGCTATAAGATGATTGTCAACAGGAGCTTCCATTAACTTAGTTATCTGTTCGTCAACTCTAGCTTTAACATCGTCTTCCCAACAGTGTAAAGTCCAAAGACCTTCACCCCAGTTAACAGGTGTCTCTGCACTAGTAGCAGCTTTGTATGCTACGATGTCTCCATCAATTAGTAATCTTATCATCTATATCATCTCCCATTTTTAACCATACGTCCACATAAGTAGGACATTTAGGGCATGATAGATTGGTAACTATACCATCAAAGTTATACCCATCTTGTATATAAATATCATGGTCACCACCCCATATTAACTCAGTGTTACAGTGCCAACAGTTCATGGTCTATGTCCTTTCAAATATTCGTAAGCTCTATATACTTTATCTTTGTCATCCTTAAAGCCACCTAGTCCTGTGTTACAGTTACCACATAACCAACCTCTAAATGTATCAGTCTGATGACAATGGTCTAGTACCCAACGTTGTAGTCTAGGTTGACCATACTTACCTATCTCTTTTATATCTCTTTGACATATAGGACAGCAGTAATCCTCAGGTGGATAAGGGTTCTCTTTTCTAAGTCTTTGTACTACTCTTTCTTGACCTGACGTACAAGACCTACACTTTCTTTTTATTTCTCCAGACTTAAGTACTTTATAATTAGAAACAGGCTGCATCACATCACATACATTACAAGTTACTGCCTCAATGAGTGTCTGCCCAGTTTCGTCCATACTTGTAATCACTGTCAAGTTTGCATCTGAAGTTGAAGTGTCTTTCAACTCTGTGCATACATCCTTGAATAAGTCTCCCTGTATCATCTTCCTGTCCCTCCTTTACTAGTAGTTGTACCTCATCATGTATGAATGCTACAATCTGTGCATCAAGTCCTTGTTCTTTTATAGCTCTAGCTATGAAGACATACCAAGTCTTACATATCAAAGCACCTGCTGATTGTAACAAAGTATTAAGTGAAGCATGACTATGCCTAACAGGTATGACACGTCCATCTAATCCTTTGACCCAACCTCTTTCATCTGCTGCTTCTGATACTGCATCCTTGAGGTACTTAAGTGCAGGTAGTTTCTTCAAGAACTTCTTCTTAATTGCTCTACCTTCTTTAGCTCCCTTACCTATTATCTTACCTGTCTTCTCATCACCTGACCCATATAAGAATCCATAGATAAAAGTCTTGGCATTGTTTCTAGTAGGTAGACCTGCTGCTTCTTGGTTGATAGTATGTATGTCACCGTTGACTACTGTGTTAGCATAAGAACCATCGTCATAAGCAGCCATGTAGTGAGCAAGACACCGTAGCTCAAGACCACTGGCATCAGCACCAAGAAGACTATAGCCAGTAGGAGCATGGAATAATGCCCTACATTCTTTACCATAGGGTGCACCCACACTAGGAACTTGAGCAACGTTAGGGTTGGAATGAGTACAACGAGAAGTAACAGCACCCATATGATTAACACGTCCATGCATCCTCCCATTCTTCTCCATCTTCAACCAAGCCTGATTACCTGTGGCTAACTGTCCAAGTCTTTTGTTAAGGAGTAAGTACTCGTTAAGCATCTTAGCCTCAGGCATATCAATACTTGCTAGTACAGCTTCATCAACCTTAGGCTCACCACTATCAGTAAAGGCTTCAGGTTTCCAACCTCTCTTCATTAGTCTGTCTGCTATCTGCATACGTGAAGCAGGGTTGAAGGGGATTGTCTTAGTCTTTGTCTTTAGCTCTACAATAGTAGGCTCAAAGTTATTTACTAGTTCCTCTTCAAGCTCTGATTTACGTGAGGCTAACTTGTACCACAGTTCTTTAGCTGCCTCTACATCAAAGGGAAAACCATATTCCTGTTGCTGTAGTAGCAGAGTATGTATCTCAGTCTCTAAGTCTAGTGCTTCTTTACTAAAATTTTTTGCAGTAATTTTAGAATAGAGTTTAGCTGTAACCTTCGTGTCTTGTACACAGTAGTGTAACATCTCTTGGGTATACTCTCCAAAGCTCTCACTGCCCACATTGAACTCACCTTTTAATTCTCCTAGTCTGTATCCCCATGCCTTAAGACTGTGACTACCCATAAGTTTAGGAGGAAAGTTATTCTTCTTACTTAGCTGAACATCTATCTCTCGTATGTCACACCATATAGTTCTTGAGTATACTAGAGTATCTATTAGCTTACCTTTGTATTCAAAGTCATACAACTTCTTGAGTACTCTTAAGTCATAGTCAATAATGTTATGACCTATTAGAGCATCTGCTTTAGATAGGAACACAAGCCCTTCCTTAATTTGGTGGGGTTCAAAGGTGTGTACCTTTTCTGTGTCCTTCTCCCTACATACTATGCACCACACAGTAGTGACATCATCTAGTAGGTTGTCTGCTTCTATATCAAATATTAATTCCATTGTTTCTCCTTGTGTCTCTGCACTGTTTAGAATTCTACTTCTTCTTCATCAGGAAAATTTACCTCACTCATTCTTCCTGTCTCTGTGTTGTATTCCAATGAACAACTCAAGCCTGTCTCACCAGACCATCTGTTCTTCAATACTCTAACCTGACTTACGTTAGGTTTGTCTTTGTCTTGTTGGTTACGTTCAAGTCCTATCACCATGTCAGACAGCTGACCTATTGCAGCACTACCTCTAAGCTGTGACATAGAAGTCTGTGCTCCATCCTCATGTCCTCTGTCACCTGAAGGTCTCTTAAGATGTGACACTAGTATCAAACCACAGTTCAGTTCTTCTACTAGTGAACGTAACTTAGTCATAGTATTGTCAATGATACGTCTCTCATCTCCTCCTTCTAAACCACTAACAACAATACTAATGTGGTCAAGTATAACATAATCAACTTGACATCCTCTCACTAGATATCTGATTTTAGATAGTAGATTTTCAGAGTCAGTTGAACCCCAATGGTCATACATGTACACCCTACCAGACCCAACTGTGTTGATGAAGGCATGTCTTAGTTCTTCCACTGGTACATCATTTGATTGTAGATGTAGTGGTTTGTTTAACTCAATGGACATCAGACCAAGTGAGGTACGTTTAACATTTTCTTCCAATGCTATATAACCTATGACCTGACCTTGCATGATGAAGGAGTGTGCAAACTCTCTAGCTAGTTGTGACTTACCTATGCCACTACCTGCAGTGAGTGTTACAATCTCACCCTTACGACAACCACCTGTCTTCTCTTGTATACCTGCATAAGGATAAGAGACAGAATGTTTGTCATCTTCAGCACTGATTAGTTCCCATACATCTGTACCTGCTATGATACCATCAGGTCTGTAGGTCTTAGCTGCCCATACAGCATCAATAAGTTCAGCTACTCTTCCTGCTTGTACCATATCACTAGCATCTTTGAGAGGGAGCTTGGCTATCTTAGCTTTACTAGGTGGTAGTATACTGGCTACTTCCTTTGCTGCTTTCTGACCATGCTCATCATTGTCAAACATAATAACAATAGAGTCATAGTTGCATAACCACTCAAGAGATTTAGATACAGCTTTCTTAGCTGAGTCTGCACCTGCAGGAACAGAGACAACTGACCACTTGTTCTCAAACACTTGACTAAGTGACAAGGCATCTAGCTCTCCTTCAACAATGGTAATCATCTTACCACCATCACGACAGAGGTGTTCACCATACAGTCCAACCTTCTTCATGTCACCTAAAGCAAGGAAGTCCTTGTTAGGAAACCTTATCTTCTGTGCTTGGAGTGTACCTTCTCTGTCGTAGTAGTTAGCTACATGTACCTTCTTACCTTTGTAAGTTGATACACCATACTGCCAATGTCTAGCTGTCTTCTCAGTTATCTTCCTTTTGTTTAGTGCCTGTACCTCAATAGGTAGGAAGGCAAAGTTACTCTTCTGTGTAGTCACTGCTATCACTCCTTTGTTATCGTCTGGGTATGTCATTACCTGACAAGAAAAGCAGTAGTGTTTGCCTGTACTATACAAAGCATTGGCATCACTACTGCCACAGTGAGGACACTCTTCATGTCTTATGAACTCACCGTTATCCATCCTTACCTATTGACTCCTTTATAAATTTAGACATGTAATCTAAACCTTGAGCTATCTTCTTAAGTGTCTCGTTGTCATACTTCTCAGAGTCACCTACCATATCAATAGCCATGTCCTCATAAGTAGATGTATGTTCTATCTCCTCATCACCTATGATGACAGACACACTTAGACCTTGCTTAGTAAACTCTGCTTGTAAGTCTACATCAGTTTCAATCATGTCTTTAACATCTATCACACTCATT